CCGCGAGCACGGCCTCGACCCGTTCACCTGCTACCAGGTGCTGTCCGGCAAGAAGAAGGGCGTGCGGGGCGAGTCGCATCGCGCCGCCGTGCTGCTGGGCATCAAGGAAGGCGTGGCGGATGTGCCCGATCAGTACGGGCGCCGCGCCAGCGATATCGGCGCTGTGATTTCACAGTAATGGCACCTGGCCCAGCGAGAAACCAGAACATGAAGCGCCCGATACTAGAAACCCGCCGCCAGATGATGAGTGCCGTGGTCTGCGCCTACCCGGGTGGCCGTGAGTGCGCCGCGGCGCGCCTGGGTATGGATATCAAAAAGTTCGACAACCACCTCTACGAGAACGCCGGCAGCCGGCCGCTCTCGGACGAGCAGATTCACCTGCTCGAGCAGCAGGCGGCCACCAGCCACTTCCCAGACTATGTCGCTGCAATGTACGGCGGCGTGTTCGTACCGGATGCCAACCCGGGCGACCTGGACAACCTGGCGCTCTACGAACGCTCGATGCGCACCGCCGTGCTGCGCGGCGCGGTGGACAAGATCCTCTGCGAGGCACTGGACAACGGCTACATCGACGAGGACGAGCGCAAGGTCATCCTCGCTGCGCACCACCGCCACATGGCTGCCCGCCATGAGGAAATCAACGCAGTCATCGTGCTGCACAGCAAGCAGCCGTAACACGGCAGGGTATTGGGGAGGGGAACCCGTGAGCGTAGCCAATAACGGCGGAGACAAATGCCTATGCCCGGCTTGCGGCGAGCGCATGCGCATCCGCAACAGCGAGGCGCAGACGCCGACGTACAAGACCATGTACGCGCAGTGCATGAACATGGCGTGCGGCGCTACCTACACCGGTTCGCTGAGCTGGGATTACGCACTCAGCCCGTCCGGGCTGGACAAGCCGCGCGTGGTACTGCCGGTGATCAGCTCGACATGCTCGACCAAATGGAACCGGAGGTAGCAACCGCATGAACGTCTCGACCATCAACGACGCCCAGGAATACCGGGCAAGCATGCAGCGCGCCGCGCTGACCTTTCTGCAGCGCCACCAGGGCGAGCACCTGACTGACGATGGCCACCTGTTCGAGCGTGCCGTCAGCTACCTGGTCAACTCGCTGGAGGTGCCGGCATTCATGGCCGACCGCTTGGTGCACCTGGCCATGGGCGAGCTGGAATGCCTCAAGCGCCCGGTGATCGGCATCGATTACGCCTTCGGTGCAGATGAAACCCGCGTGGCCCTGATCAATTTTTTTTCGGGTGAGGCGGTATTAATCCCCCTGCGTCACCTGCCGGCGCGTCTGCAGCCGCCCGCGGCGCCGCTGGCTGCAGCAGCCACTCACTGATCACCCCCTGAATTGACCCAAGCCCATGCCCGCCTTTGCGCGGGTAGGGGAAAGTTGCGCCCGAACGGTGGCCCCATGAGTACAGACGTTTCCATCCAAATCCAGCTGAGCGCAGCCCAAGCCGAGGCCTAC